GAGGCATATAGAGAATCATTCCAGACACAAGATAGTCTAGAAGTTCCCCAAGATGTTGTTGAGGATTTTGTAGAAAAGTTTACTGTACGTAATTTCAAAGAAGATATCAAATCAGTATTTCCTGTTCTATATAGACTAATGAAAGAAAGCGAAATAGGCTATGACGACATAGTCGAAATGACACAACCAGACGTAGTAGAAAACGAGGTTAGTGTAAATTACAACGATCCATTTGCTAGATTTGAAACTTGGGCAATGGGGCTAGGAGAAGCTTCGGCAATTTCCAGCGAAGATGAAGAAGAAAAATCAGCAGCCATAAAAGAATTACAAGAATTAGTAGGACAACATTTTCCAGCAGGTGTCGATGGCACAAATGCTATTGAAAGCCTAAAAGGCATAATTGAAGATCCACAATTATTTCAAGAAATAAAAGAACAATCAAAACAAGACCCGGACAGTTGTGTAAGGGGTCTAGTAAAAGAATGGTTAGAACAAAATGCGCCGGATACTCTAGAACAACTAGACTTTGGAGATTTTGTTCCGCCAGAAGGTGAAGCGCCGGCGACTGACCAAGGGGGTGATATAACAGCGCCAGAAGCACCACAAGAAGGATCCGATGGTCCAAATAAAAGTGATGTTCCTGCTTTTATGAGAAAAGCCAAAGGCGACGATGATTGGAAAATGAGCACCAAGGATATAGATGACGAGAAAACAAAATCGCCAACTAGCTCCGCTGGTCTAGCACGTAGAAAACAAGAACTAGGTATGGGAGAAGCTGACACTGAACCGTCTAAAAAAGACGACGATGACAATTCTCCTCCTTGGGATGCAGATGATGAAAAGTCAAATTTTAAAAAGCCCAACAATCCGAACCGAACAGGTCAAGATAGTGCTAAAGCATTAGCACAACGAGGCATGCAGTCTAAAATGAATGTTCAAGAGTTAGCAGAATTTGTTCATACATTTTATGATCGTGAATCAGGCACATTCCCTAAAGGCCCAGAAGGCGTTGCTATTATGGTAGGCAAGAAGTTTGGCGAACAGGCAGAAATGGTTGCTCGCAAAATGGTAGAAAGAATGGCTCCACAACAGCAAGATCCGCAGATTGCAGAACTTGCTCGTATTAGAGAACTTGCAGGCTATTAAGATATAATATCAACTAGATCGGGCACTTAGGTGCCCTTTCTTTTTGGCTAAATTGCTTGTCAACGAGTTCATAGGCTACCGCGTTATATATATGTAGGGGTAGAAATTCCTACATAACCAAAGGAAACTTTAAAATGAAATCAGTAATCGCAATCCTCGCTACCGTGTTCGCAGTATCAGCATTTGCACAAGCACCTGCCAAGAAAGAAGAAGCCAAGCCAGCAGCCCCGGTTGCAACAGCACCTGCCAAGGCTGAAGTTAAGAAGGAAGAGAAAAAGCCTGCAAAAAGTGACAGTGCTAAGAAAGACGCACCTAAAGCAGACGCAAAGCCAGCCGCTGTTCCAGCGAAGTAAATTTGATTTAGAAGATAGTGATCTTGTCCTTGATGATGAGATCACTTATGGCCGTAATCGACGAAGCGCAGAGTTTGGTAAGTTAGTTGAAGATGATGACCTATCAGACTATGTAAAGTTTAGATTATGGCTAGCTAGACAAATGGCATTGGCCAAATATAGAAAAGCTCACGGTTAAGCCCTGGGCTTTTTTATTGGCAAAATAAAATCAAAAATAAACAAAAAATCATTGACCTTGCTAAATAAAAAGCGCATAATAACATATGTGCATAAGGCATATAAACATTTTAGGCATAACATAGGAGGCATTTAAAATGGCAACATTAGCAGAAATTCGTGCGAAACTTCAAGAAGCACAATCAAAGTCCACAGGACAATCCACCGGCGGTGGAGACAACGCAATTTACCCACATTGGAATATGCAGGAAGGTAAGGAAGCAGTAATTCGCTTACTACCAGACGGCAACTCTGCCAATACATTCTTTTGGGTAGAACGTGCAATGATCAAATTGCCGTTTGCAGGTATCAAAGGCGAAACAGATTCACGAGCTGTGCAGGTACAGGTTCCTTGTGTAGAAATGTACAATGACGGTACGGCCTGTCCAATTCTTACAGAAGTTCGTGGCTGGTTTAAAGACAAAGCTCTAGAAGAAATGGGGCGTAAGTATTGGAAAAAGCGTTCGTACATTTTCCAAGGCTTTGTTGTTGAAGATCCTATTAAGGAAGATAAGACACCAGAAAATCCAATTCGTAGATTTATCATCGGTCCTCAAATCTATCAAATTATCCGTTCAGCATTGATGGATCCAGAGTTGGAAGAATTGCCAACTGACTTTATGCGTGGTGTTGACTTCCGTATTGCTAAGACCAGCAAAGGCGGATTTGCTGACTACTCTACATCAAAGTGGAGCCGTCGTGAACGTGCTATTTCCGACGCCGACAAGGCAGCAATTGAACAGTTTGGATTACACAATCTAAGCGACTTCCTACCTAAGAAGCCAACAGATGTTGAGCTTAAGGTTATGAAGGAAATGTTTGAAGCGTCAGTTGACGGTGAAGCATATGATATGGAACGTTGGGGTCAGTACTTCAAACCAGCTGGAATGGGTCAAGCAACAGGTGATCCTAATAAATCTGCCGCACCACGTGCCGCAGTGGCCGCTCCAGTAGCCGCTTCAGCAGTTGAAGAAGATGCTCCTTGGGAAGAACCTGCTACTCCGGCAGTGAAGGCAGCACCAGCAGCACCTACTGGTGAAAGTGCAAGTCGTGCGCAAGACATCCTTGCCATGATTCGCAATCGTCAAAAGTAATTAGACTAAACATAGAGTGTGGGGCAACTCACACTCTATTTCTCAACAGGGCAAAAAAAATAATATGGCAAAAGCATTTGATATTTCTAAATTTAGAAAGTCAATTACTAAATCTATCGACGGTTTAAGTATTGGCTTCAACGACCCAACTGACTGGGTCAGTACAAACAACTACGCATTAAACTATCTTATCAGCGGATATTTTGATCGTGGTATTCCGTTAGGCAAGGTAACTGTGTTTGCAGGAGAAAGTGGTGCAGGTAAATCATTTATCTGTTCAGGCAATCTTGTAGCAAACGCACAGAAAGCAGGCATTTATCCTATCTTAATCGATACAGAAAACGCACTTGACGAAAAATGGTTACACGCTCTTGGCGTTGACACAAGTCCAGATAAGTTGTTAAAACTTAATATGGCTATGATTGATGACGTGGCAAAGACTATTACAGAGTTTATTGCAGAATATAAAACTATGGATGAAGCAGATCGTCCTAAGATCTTGTTCATTATTGATTCGTTAGGTATGTTGTTGACTCCTACAGACGTTAATCAGTTTCAAGCAGGCGACATGAAAGGTGACATGGGCCGTAAGCCTAAGGCACTGACAGCACTGGTTCGCAACTGTGTTAATATGTTCGGCGCCTACAATATTGGTATGGTATGTACCAATCACACATACGCAAGTCAAGACATGTTTGATCCGGATGACAAGATTAGTGGTGGTCAAGGTTTTATCTACGCAAGTTCAATCGTTGTTGCCATGCGTAAGTTGAAATTGAAACTTGATGCAGACGGCAATAAGACCACAACCGTACAGGGTATTCGTGCAGCCTGTAAGATTATGAAAACTCGTTATGCAAAGCCGTTTGAAAGTGTACAGGTTGAGATTCCTTATGAAACAGGTATGAGTCCATATAGTGGATTAGTCGACTTGTTCGAAGCCAAAGGCATGCTCAAGAAAGAAGGTAACAGCCTTGTATACGTGACCAAAGACGGTGAGATTATTAAACAGTTCCGCAAGGCATGGGAACGCAATGAGAAAGACGGGCTTGACCTTGTGATGGCAGACATTGCAAAACATGGTGAAACTACTGTTTCAGAGATAACTACTAATGTTGAACCTGAAACGGAGAGCGCAGAATGAAAGAAGATTTAATTGCTGACCTGTGGACTGTGATCATTGAACACATTCCAGAAAAACATCGTAAAGATGTTGCCGCAGACTATGTTAACACACTATTAGATTATGGTGTTAAAGATTCAGTATTAGAAAGTTTGCAAGGTGTAGATCCTTATCTAGACCAAGCCATTGAGTATGCTATCGATGGTGAGGAAATTGAGGAAGACGAAGAAAGTGATTACGACGACGAGTACGAGGACTAAGTGAATTGGTACGATAAAGTTTCAAAGGATATTTCAAACATTCCTGATGCAGTGGCCTATTATGAAACTGAGTTGTTGGCAGCTAAAATAGATTGCAAATTGTCAGGAAGTCTTGAAAAAATCTCAGCAAATATGCCAGGCATTGTTGAAACTAGATTTAATCAACTTCAAGAGATTGAAGGTATTTTAGAATATCTTAATATTGAACTTCGTAGACTTCGT